CAACCTCGATCGGATCGATGGTGTAAATCAACTTGCCGGGCTTCGGTTTCTCAAAATTAGGAGAAATATTCNCAATCTTTCCATGATACCATTCGGGACCATGATCTAGTCCAATCATACCGAATANTTGATACTTANTTCCAGCGCCGGTCTTTGCAAGTTCCTCTAGNAAGAAGTTACCTTTTTCGGGATGAGGCTGTTCAACTGGAGCTACCACATCGGGATTCCAGAGCATAACCGTTCCAGGCGGTAAGAATTCGCCAAGGTATACACCAACTTCTCCAAGAGGTGTTAGAAGAGTAGAAATCTTAATACCATTAATTTCCCTAGAGGCAGGTACAATAGTATTGCCATTTTGTTCGGCATCGGCGTTGAGCTGGAATAAACTTACGGGATCAACCCACAATATCAATCCGGTCAAAGAAGCATTGGAATCATAAATAAGTTTCATCAATTCAGCAATATCCCACACCCTTAATGGAGCACCACCGAGGTCTATTACGTTAGTTTCGATTGCGTTNAATATACCACGGGTTCTATTAGCTGTATTATCATTTTCTGCTTTTTGATATACCCCATTGATGAAAGTATATTCGATATCTCTAGCTATTTTGTTCATTTTGGCAGCAATCTGGAAATCTAATTCGTCAGGAGGATTGGGTTGCTGACCCGCAATATTAATTCCCGACAAAGTACCCATATTAGCTTCTTTAGCATAACTGATGTAAACACTTTCGTGAAAAATCTGCGTAACATTGGTTTTTTGAGTTCTGTTTATACGTGTCGCATCGGGAGCATTCAAAGACTGAGCTTCTGAAATATTCGGCTGAGAACCGCCCTCGGTAGCATATTCCTGTCCAGTTACAAATTCTACACTATTAGTTATTCTCCTTTTGGTCCCGATTAAAGTGCTAAAGGGTGTTCTCGTGTTCCCTCTATTAAACAACATTCCAGAATAATTTAATACTCCAAAACTGGTAATTACCTGATCGGCCATTCAATCATCTCCTTTTATTTGGTTTTTTCAGCCATCTGCTGTTGACGAATCCAATAAGCTTCGGCTACTCTGTCTCCTTGTTCTCGAGCTTCTTCAATACGTTTCTTATAATCAACCTTACCCACGGCAACCGGAATACCAGCTGGGGGTTTAGGAGTGTCTTTCAATAATTCAGCCTTGACGGCTTGCTCAACTGCTTTCTTCTGAGCATTTATAACATCAACCATTGTTTTTGCCCGAGTAATAGCAATTTCCTCGTCTTCGGATACTATCGCTTCAAGCAAGGGGTTATAATCATTCTCCTTCAAACCTGCTGTTACAAATATTTCTTTCGCTTTTAATTTTGCAAGTTCTTTCTGGTATTGTTTTTGTAGTTCCTGTGCTCTTTCAGTTTCAGCTTTCAATTTTTCTTCAGCAGTCAGCGAACTCTCCTCCAATTCTCTTAATTTCTTCTTCAGCGATGCAAGTTCGGACGCTGTTTTATCAAAGGTTTTCTTATTTACTACTTCGCCCAACGTAGAACGATCTACCAAATCTTTATCTACTAATGCAGCCTCAATTTCTTCAATCGTCATACCTTCTTTATAAGCATCCCCTAACAATTCTTTCAAACTTGCCATTTTATTACCTCCTGTGCGTTTTTAGGTGTTCTCTCACCTTAAAATTTTGTGTTTTTTATAGTGCTTCTCTGCACTTTGTGTTTTTTAACGTGCTTCTCTGCACGATAACAAAAGCACCAGTTTTTTAACTGGTGCTCTGGTGGCACTCTACTATTTTCATAACATTCACAGTCCCGCAACGAGGACATTTTATTTCGATTTCTGCTTCTCCCTTAATTTTACCAAGAAGTTTATTACAAGTCAAGCACCTAACTTCTCTCAAAGGCATCACCGTCCTCAATATCAAAAAACTTATAAGAATTGTCCTGTAACACCTGATAAATACCCTTAGCCAAAACATCAACTACCAATTCTGCATCATCAATCTGTACATGAGCATGTTCCAAAATGGCGTGAAGAATTTCGTGCCATAAGGCTATACACTGATGTTGATAATCTTGATTATCTGGATTAATCTGTATTAAAGATTGGCCATAAATTATTTGACCATACATTATCTGTTCTCCATCATTAAGATGAGGAACGTATTTAATTTTATAATCAACCCCACCTATTCTAACACTATCTGGTATTTTCACGCAATATCTTCCTCCGTTTCAGGATTCGGTTTATTATTTCCAGGCGTTGCTGTAGCTTCGGCTGTTTTCCACTTCTCAAGGTATTCTTGAGAATCCAAATACACTTGCTCCGGATCACTAAACAGTCCACAAGTAGCAATTGCAATCTGTGGATGGATACCAGCTTCAAGCATATTTTGTAACCCCTGAGTTTTAACCAGTAAGTTATCTGTCCTGTTTCTGGTAAATTTAATATCTATCTCGTCAAGTCCTATATCAATACCTTTTGAATCTTTGAGAATTCTCAATACCAGTCTTAAAAATTGCTTTTCTGAACTCTTAAACATTAACTCTGTGTCCCTAGCTCTTGCTTCCGCTGCCGTCCAACCGTCTCGATAAAGCACTGCTGATCCTGTATCACTAGTAGACTTTGCATTTTGACGCCTATCTGGCATACCACATATGATAAGAATCGTTCTGTAAATATCATCCTTAACAGTTTGCGTTTGACCTTGATCCAATTGTTGAGATATTATATCCACATCTGCTGGATCGGCAGAGGTACTTTTAACCTTCAAAGCACCCAATTCTTTTAAAGCAAGAAATGTTGGCTCATCTATATCACAATTAACGAATTTGATAAAAGACTGAATAAATTGCTCAATATCGTCCAAACGATTTGAAACAATTTTATTGAGTGCATCAAGTAAAGGAAGAACTACCTCAAAAGCACCTAACCGAGCGCTATTTGCCGGATATTCAATTATTGGTATATAACCCAATGCGTGGGGTTCTTCTTTTACAATTTGATTTTCGGGTTCATCCTGCAATACTTCAAAATACGTAGTAGGAGTATATATACAATATAACATCTTTTCATCGGGTTGTTGTACGCATGTAACTCCCATTAATGGCTTCTTACCGAAACCATTATTATAAACTACAAAGGTTGCACGAGGATCTAATGTGTCAATTTCAAAGGGTACATCTCCTTCTTTACTAGGTAACACCATTCGATATGCTGTCCCAGCAATGTAAAACCATTCTGCCAATTCTTTATCTTTCTGAGCTTTATCGGCCATAAACATATACTCATTGAGCTTAGTTATTTTATTCTCTGCAATACTTTCGTTACGCCGTATATATTGAATTGGCTCGCCAAAAAGATAACCTTTCTTAAAATCAACAATCTCATGTGCATGATTTTCAACAATCTTATTACAAATTTCAGGTCGAATCTTTTTCACTCTATCCAAAATCGGTTGCCTTCCTCGATAATAGTTATATAAATAATCTATTTCTCCGCTGTTTTTTTCGTGAATGGATAAAGCTTCCTGCAAAACATCAAACAGGTTATCCCTTGTAATTTCCGTTACTGGAGAATATATCACCTCTCTACCAAACAATACCCTACTCGTCATAATCTCCCCTCTCCACAATAGGTATTTTATATCTCTTGCAATATTCTTTTTCGATCATACAACCCTTACTCATACTTTTGCTTCCAAAAGTCCACAGCTCATCACACATATCCAGCAAAGTCAAACAATGCTCCATTCCCTCTTCATAACTCAAATCGTGATAGAAAAATCCAGTGGCATGAATTGGAGAAAGGAAACATATATCTGGATAAGCTTTTATCAGCGATCTCACCAATTTTGTAACCTTCTCTACATTTTCCTGCTTTCCCCCAAACTCGTGGCATATATAAACCAATTTATCCTTCAACTTCATTCCATCACCACCCTTACACTTTTCTTGTTACTCCTCAAAATTATTTCTTGAAGTGCATAAGCGCCTGGTAATAACTGACCTCTCAGCGCATAACCCGCATACTTTGTCCAAGCCTCCAGCATGAATTCGCTTGCACCGATATGTAAATCCGAAATAGGATAAATTTTTATATCCTTGTTTTCAGGAAACTCATACTCTAGCAAATCAAAATCGTCTCGCAAGAAATCACTTCTCCCCAAAACTAAAATAGACAAAAGCATGACCACTTTTTGGAGCCAAAGCTCCCAAGCAATCATGCTCTTACAAATCACCAAAACGTCCAATTTTTCACTTTATCAATAAGATACCACAAAATTTAGTATTTGTCAATATTTACTACACAAAATATTATGTTAAAACGGTCTAAGAAATACTTCCACCTTTCCGTACTTCGCATTCCAAACTAGGGTTGAAAGCAAAGCCAAAGAATCAGTAGCATCATCATTCTTGTTTTTTCCAGTCTGCACAAATGAAGTTACTTCTTTCATAAACGCTGCGTATTCTTTACTTCGATGTTTTTTATCCAGAAAAATAAATTTCTTAATATCCGGAGCAGCCTGAATGATTCTCGCTAACTTACTCTTGTTAGATGGCGCTTTTCTATGTGTAAGATTTAAACGAATACCCTGCTCTCTTAAGTCTTTATCCACCACATCACAGTACTCATCTCCACCGTTATTGGCCTCAAATATTGTTTGATGCGGAAGATGGAATGCCAATTTACCAACTACGATCGGGCGAGTAACATTTTTATCTCCATTGTTGTATACTACATCCACAATATACACACTTCCGTCTTCATATTCATAAGCAATCGGCATTGCAAGATAATCACCGCCACCCCAAGCCACGTCACAAGCTGCATATTTCCCCACCAAACCGCCCTCTGGAAGAATCCCATTGTAGTAATTAAGCTCATCTTCAGGGAAAAGTAACCCTTCACGTTCAATCGGCTCATTCATGAACAGTGCTCTCCAAGACGCATCATCCAGGCTATCTCTCATGTCCAAGAAATATTTTGTATCAAATCCTACACCGTAATCGTAATCAAAATTGCTTTCACCGTTCTCATTTAATGCTGGCAGAACATAAAATACTGCTCTCGGATCATCGGCATACTGTCTTTCCAATCGGCCTATAATATCATGCACACTCCATCTCGTAGCAATATGAATTTCCTTACATTCTTGTTTTTTTCGAGATTTTAAATCGTTGGTATACTTCTCCCAGAGACTATCCAATCGGTCAATTGAGAGCGCTTCCTCAATTCCACTTACCAAGTCATCAGCGTATAATATCTTTTCACACCTCGTAGCTCCGGTTAGAGATCCATCTATCGATCGGCAGGTAAGCGTTGCGAACCGTTTGGGTTTCTCTAAATCAATCATCTCATCTTTTGAATTTGTTCTTGCTATAGTAACTCCAGGAAACACATCTGCCCATAGATATTCAGGATCACTAATAATATTAAGAACCCCTTCATAAAAAGAACGTGTTAGCTTATCGGAATGAGCTGACGCAAGGTTGGCCATGTGCGGATACTTACCCATAATCCAAGTCAAAAAGAATATACCCAGCGTGGATTTCCCTGTTCCTGGAGGCATNGAAATGGCCAGCAAATCNATTTCGTCNTCTTCAACCTTTTGTAACAAATCCACCANTTGNCGAAGAACCTTCCGCCGAGGCAGATAAAACCTCTTTTCAGGTTCTCTATCGAACTCCACATATTGCAGATAAGCGTCAAAATCGTCTTTTGCATCAAACAGCAAAGATTTTTTATTCAAAAAATAAAATTTTTCAGCTAGAGAATCGCTTTTTGCAAGTTTGACTTGCTGTGCTGATATTTTTCGGACCTCTCTATTCCACAAATGAGCTAACTTCTTATTTTCAGATTCGTATATCCGAAGCATCTCAAAAAGATCTTCAACGGCTTGATATTCATAAGGTTTTTCTTTGACGATTTTCTGTAATTTCTGAATAATCTCCAAATTTGTCATAAAAATAAGCGCCCTCCCTCCTGGAAAGGCGCTCACAGGCGCTCTAAAATTGTAATCATCATTCAGCAGTTACTAAATATACTCATTTACTCATTGTTTTATTCCACCTTCATCTTAATTTTACCATATTTTATGATAACTTTCGTAAATTTTGCGGTTACATTTTAGCTGATAAATATTTAATGTAATCATTTACAATCTTAGGCTCCATCGCTATTGTAGCATAAATCGCCAGCTGGGTATTTTGCATAATATCCCTGTCATCTGGAACAACCTTTATTCCTTCATTCTCAAAAACAACAGTGCAATTCAACTCTCTACACATATATAGAAATGGGAACAACTCCCCCACGCCACCTTTGAAATCGAATATCGAAAAGAGAGTAATCGTTTCGTTTTCCTTGATTAAGCCTCCTCGTGGTATATCCTTGAAAGCGGCCTTAGACATTAACATACCTCCTTTGCCAAGTTATACCAGGTACTCCTACTTATTCCGAGTTCTTTTATTGCTTCATTCACCGTTATCAAACCCTCTTTTTGTTTTTTGAGAAAATTTTTGAAGAGGTTTTTATCAACTTCTACAGGAGGTCGACCTTCCCGATAACCTTCTCGTTGACGAGCAATTTCTTTACCTTCTTGTGTTCTTTCAACTATCATATTTCTTTCAAATTCTGCAAAAGCGAAAAATATTGTACGAATTAACTTGCTTGCTGGTGTATTGTCCATGATTCCCATATTCAGAATATGAACCTTAACACCACGGTTTAACAACTCTTCAATTAATTCTACCCCATGAGTAACGCTTCTTGCTATACGGTCTAATTTAGTAACAATTAAAACGTCACCTTCTCTAAGAACACTCATTAATTTGTCCAGTTCGGGCCTGTGTTTGAGTGTTCCTGTAAAGCTATCTTTGAAAATAATTTCAGCACCATGTTCTCTCAATGCTTTTTCCTGAGCTTCCAAGCTGTTTCCATCTTTTTGTTGTCCTTTGGTAGACACCCTCGCATAACCATAAATCATTATTTTTCATCCTCCTTTTCGAGAGCAATTATAAACTGTCCTTCTGGTCTACGTCCTCCCCGTTTGGGTTGAATTGTGACCTCGTAATCCAGCAAATCGCAAATCTTAATGAGGGTTTCAACTGTCATATTTCCTCTTTGAAGTATTTGCCCTATTCCTGACGGGCCAGAGTATCCCATCTTCTCTGCTAATGCTGTTTGAGTTATTTTTTTATATTTCAATAATGCTTTAATTGTTTCTCGTATTGTCATTTGGTATGCTCCTTTCTGTTTATGTATCACTTTTAAATCATATCTTGAATATATAATAACACTTTTGAGTGGCGGTTGTCAAGTATATTTTACTAAAAATTTGTGCCTTTNTATTTTTTAGGGTGGTAAAACAGGTGATGAGTGGGGTTCCCCCGAACACGTGTTCCCCCGGGGTAGGGGTTGCCAGGAGGACCAGGAGACCAGGACCAGGACCAGGGCCAGGAGACCAGGAGGACTTGAAAGCGTCTATCAACTTATAACTTTATAAACTATAAAAAAGTATCACTAAAAAGTGCATTTTATTATTGATTTTATGACTTGTTAGTGATACAATTATATTAAACAAAATAATATAATTTAAGAGGAGGTGTTAAGCGATGAAGAACGTGACCAGGCCGGACGACCTAAATAAATACTACATGTACAAAGGCTATTTTATTACAAGGGACCGACACACCGGCATTTATAGCACATATAGCAACAAAGGGTGCTTAAGAGCCGATACCCAAAACGGTATTAAGAAACTAATCAATAAAGAAATCGAAAAGGAGGTATTTAATATGAACAAGAAAGAACTAGAGATGAGACAACAAGCACGTGAAGCTATTATTGAAGCATTAAAAAATTACACTGGGTATTACTGCG